AATCAAAATTATGGAGGCAGAGAAATATTTGCTACTAATCAATCACCTGGTTTAGAAACATTTTCTGAAGAAGATATTTTTAATTTACCCTACGATTCTTTTTATAGAACAGACGGTGATTTAATTACTAGCATGAATGATGGCACTATCAACAGAGCTAACGGTGGTTACATGAGTTCTTTTCCTAATCAAAATTTAAATACAGAGTCATTATCTGCAAGTGATAATATCGATGATCGTATTATGAAAAATTTACAATTTGAAAATCAAAGCAGAGGGTCATATGGAACGGGATTTTAATCTAAGGAACGCAATTTGGTTTGCAATGATTTTAGTAAGTGCTGGCAGCGTGTATGGCATGATGTCACAAAAAGTAGCAGCAATTGAAACAAAGCAATCGCAATTAGAAACAATAATAATAAAAGATATACCAGAAATAAAAGAACGGGTAATAAGACTTGAAGTGTTACTCGAACAAGCATTAGCTAAATAATATTTTCTTTGGGTCTTCTCCCATCACTTGACTAGCAAGATCTATCTTGTTGTTTAATGCTTTAACAATTTTTTCATCAATAGTATTCTCTGCAATTAAATCAACGTAGGTGACTTTATTTGTCTGTCCTATTCTGTGCGCTCTATCTTCTGATTGTAATCGTATTTCTAATGAGTAATCGTTAGAATAATACACAACAGTGTGACTAGAAGTAAGAGTGAGGCCATAGCCTCCTGTTTTGGGATTTCCGACAAAAAATCGTAAAGGGTCATCAGGATCCATAAACCTATCAACAATAGACTGGCGTATGCTATCTTTTGTATCCCCGTAATATGTTGCAACACTTTCTTTACCATACTTCTCTCCTAACGTTTTTTCTATCTGTTGTATGTCATAACGGTACACGGCCCAGATAATAACTTTACCATTTGTTTCTTCTAACACTTCTAATAATTCTTTTATGCGATTACTTTTAATAGATTTGACTTCACCGTCATCAGTTTTGAAATGACCGCAAGTAATTTGATGTAATCGTATTATTTGTGTCAAAACAGAGGCTGCTGTCATCACATTATCCTCAAAGAACGTTATTGCCGCTTTTTTCATCTCTGTGTAAGCTTTTACTTGTTCGGCGGTCAATGACACTACTCGCTTCGTATAAACCTTCTCAGGTAGGTCTAAACAGTCACTTTTTAAAATTCTTGTAGAAAAATTTTGTATTTTTTCCTGTAATTCATCTAATCGTTGATATTTGACAATATGTTGAAAAGAATGTGTTCCGACACTACGTTGAACGATCACGGCGTACCTTGCACGAAAACTATAGTACGATTGTTGTTCCAACAACCACGGATCAAGGAACTGTACTTGCGAAAATAAATCTAATGGAGATTTTGTAACAGGTGAACCTGTCATGATGCGTTTATATTTTGCGTGTTGTGATAATTTTAAAATATTCTTTGTGCGTTGTGCAGAATGATTTTTAATTGTAGTTGACTCATCAACACAAACCAGTGTTTGATTTCTTAAAAGAAAACTATACGCAAAGTCATAACCACGCTTAGTGGATAATGCTTCGATGTTCATAATAAAAATGGTTAAGTCATCAGTGATCACGGACAACTGCTCAATCTCTGTCTTCTCTTCTTTCTTTGGAGAGGCAGACCAAATAGCTACTCTATAATTAATATGATCGGATAAATGTATTTTTAATTCATTACGCCAGTTTCTTTTAATACCATTAGGTACAATGATTAAAGCTGCGTTTATCTTGCCTTTATCAAACAAAATAGCAATATTATCGATGCATACTTTGGTTTTACCTGTACCCATCTCCATGAAAAGAGCCCAAACTTCTTTATTCCAGCTCTCTTTCAATGCATCTAATTGATGTTGAAAAGGCTTCGTTTTAAATCTATAGTCCATAATAACTTTCTAAATGTGTAATATAAAGGTTGCATTAATAAACCAGAACGAGTAAAGGAGCAAGTAGAAAGATGGAAATGAAAACAGAAGTTGGTACAGTTTATTTAGTACAAGAAAATCCTTACATTAATGTATTGAGTGCAGAAGAGTATGGAAAGATTGTTGTATTATTTGAAAGCGGCCAACAAATTATGTTTAGTCCACAACCTGCGATAAAGAAATTACGCAGAAAACTCAAAGACTTTTGTGATAACGACTATCTTTTAATGATGGGAGATCCAGCTGCGATGGGAATTGCTTGCTGTATAGCTTCTGAAATGAACCGAGGTAGGTTCAAGATACTTAAATGGGATAAGATTCAAAAAAAATATTATTCTGTAAGTGTTAACATTAACGAGAAAGGCGAAATAGATGAGCAAGATAAACTTTGAAGGTGACGCAGTAGCGAACATAGAACAAACAGGTCTTGAATCTGTAGCTGAATTACTACGATCACAACTAGCATTAGAAGCTAAAATAGAAGACTACGAAGGTATTTTAAAGAATTTTAAAGAAGAATTACGCAAATTATCTGGAGAAACTATTCCAGAGAAAATGGCAGAACTAGGTATGACATCAACAGAAATGTATGATGGTTCTAGAGTACAGATAGTAGAAGACATCTACGTATCTATACCTAAAGATCCACAGAAATCAAAAGCATGTTATGAATGGTTAGAAGACAATGGTTTAGGCGACATTATTAAAAATAGTGTTGGTATGAGTTTCGGTAAGGGAGAAGGCAACATGGCAAAACATCTTGAAGAATCAATAAAAGAGATGGGCTTAATTCCTGAAGTAAAAGTTTCAGTGCATCCTTCGACACTGAAAGCCACTATTAAAAAGTGGCATGAAGAAGGCAAATCTGTCCCAGACAGTACATTTAGTTTGTTTATCGGGCAGAAGACTAAAATAACCAAGAAAAAATAAGGAGTAAATATGGCAAACGCTGTAAAAAAAAATGATGAAAAAAAGACGAACGTTGTTCAGTTTGATCCTAGCATGTTTGAAAAAGATGCTAACAAAGGATTAGGCAATCTGGGAATGGACGATCTTGCAATCCCTTTTTTAAGAATACTGAGTGATACGTCACCACAGATTAAGAAAAGAGATCCTCTATATATAGAGGGAGCTGAAAGTGGAATGATCTACAATACGCTTACAAAAGAAATATATGATGGTGAAGGAGGCGTAAGTGTAATACCTTGTGCTTATCAACGCCAATACATAGAATGGACAGATAGAGGCGAGGGCAGTGGTGCTCCTGTTAATATTTATCCTGCTGAAAGTGACATACTTTCAAAAACAACACGTGATGATCAGCGTAAAGATAGACTTGCTAATGGTAATTATATCGAAGATACTGCTAATCATTACTGCCTGGTCATTGGCAAGGACGGAACTTCCTCCCAAGTCCTCATTGCAATGAAGAGCACCCAACGTAAGAAATCCAAACGATGGAACTCTCTTATGTTGGGGCTTAAACTGAAGGGGGCAAACGGATTGTTTACACCTCCTTCATATTCTCATATCTACAAACTTAAAACATTAGCAGAGTCTAATAATTTAGGTGAGTGGTTTGGATGGGATATTACGAGAGTAGGTCCTATTGAAGATGTTGACATTTATCAAGCTGCCAAAGCTTTTGCCGATAGCGTTGCTAAAGGTGAAGTAAAAGTTAAGCATGAAGATCAAGATGTTGACAGTGGTGAAAAAGCACCTTATTAATAATTAAATCAGAAAGGGTGACCGCCGTTGCCCTTTCGACTATGTATGAGGATGAAGAATTTTGGAACAGACGAAGAAGTTTATAAAAATATTTAGTGGGCTAGACCGAGCTTATGGTCAAACAGAGAGTAAGTCCCGTAATGAAAATGGAAAACTTGAAGGTAGATCTTGGATTGAAAAAGAAGATTTAACTGAAGAAAAATGGATTAATCATTTAGCTGGAAGAGAACCTTCATTAGGTATTATTCCTATTGACGATAATAATGAATGTACGTGGGGTGCTATTGACATAGACACTTATGATGGATTTGATCACAAAGCTTTAATTAAAAAAATTGTCGACAAGAAATTACCACTGGTTGTATGCAATTCCAAAAGTGGGGGTGCTCATGTATTTTTATTTGTAGCTTCACCAGTGAGTGCAAAAGATATGCAAATAAAATTAAAAGAGATAGCTGTATTCTTAGGTTATGGTGACTGTGAGATATTTCCAAAGCAAATCGAATTGAACTCAAAAGGTACAGGTAACTTTTTAAATTTGCCATATAACAACCCAGAGTATCCGACACGATACGCTTTCGATGATAAAGGTAATGCATTGATTGATTTAGACATGTTCATAAAGCATTATGATACAAAAGTAATATCGAATCTCGGAATGATCGTTATCGATAAACCTGTTAGCGAAAAAAAGACGAATGATTTTAAAGATGCTCCTCCGTGTTTAATAACTCTTGCTTCTCAAGGCTTTGCTCAAGGATCACGGAACATGGCTATGTTTCAATTAGGAATTTATTTACGACAACGTTTTCCAGAAAAGTTAGAAGAAAAGTTAGATTACTATAATATAAAATATTTTAAACCACCTTTAGTTAGTAGAGAAGTATTAACAATTTTTAAGCAAGTATCAGAAGAAAAGTATTTTTATCGTTGTGAAGAACCTATGTTTAAAACAGTTTGTGAAAAGATTAGATGTCAGACAAGAAAATTTGGCGTTGGTAATTCTGCAACAAATGAAATATCAAATTTAAAAAAATGGGAATCAGACAATCCTGTTTACGAAGTAACACACAACGGCAAAGTTATTATTCTTACAGTAGATCAATTAGCAAGTCACACTGAGTATCGCAAGGCTTGTATTGGTCAGGCTAATGAAAGTCCTAGACCTGTTAACTCTAATATATGGGCTGACATGGTAGCTGAACTTATGAGTAATATGAAACAAGATGATTTTGTACAGCTGCCAGGAGAAGTAACAGCGAAAGGACAATTTCTTAGTCAGTTACAAATTTTCTTGGATAACAACAAAGGAGCGAAAGACAGACAAGATATTTTAAAAGGAATGGTATTTGAAAGTGAAGACGACATTTTCTTTTTTAAACCAGATAGTTTTAGAGAATTTTTAAAAACTAAACGATTTGCAAAAGCTTCCGATTCAGCACAATTTAAATTTTTCTCAGAATTTCAAGGTTCAACAGATAAGTTAAGAATTAATGATAAGGTAACACACTGTTGGAAGATACCAACTAAAATATTAGAAACTGAATACAAATTAAAGAAAAAAGAATTTAAAGAAGTGGAGCCTTATTAATGAAACATTTAGATTTATTTAGTGGAATTGGTGGATTTTCCTTAGGAATGGAAGCCACACAACGAATTAAAACAGTAGCCTTTTGTGAGATAGATAGTTTCTGCACAAAAGTATTAAATAAGAACTGGCCAACTGTACCAGTATATAATGATATAAAGGAGCTAACATATGACAAACTCAAAGCAGATGGAATTGATTCTATCGACATCATCACAGGAGGTTACCCCTGCCAACCCTTCAGCGTCGCTGGACTTAAAAAAGGTGTTAAAGATCCGAGACACCTCTGGCCAGAGTATTTTAGACTTATCAAAGAATGCAGGCCCACTTGGATCATTGGAGAAAACGTTGCGGGACACATTAAACTCGGTCTTGACGCCGTACAAGAGGACTTGGAAAGTCAAGGCTACTCTCTCAGGACGTTTAGTGTTTCAGCTTCTAGCATCGGGGCAAATCACCAAAGAGAAAGAATCTGGACAGTGGCTTACTCCCAGCGCAACTATGATTCACAACAGATCAAAAGAGTCGATGGAGAAAAGAGCAGCTTACAGAAAGAGCATAGGGAGAACAACAGTACCACCAGGAACTTTAGCGGAGCAAGTGCAATACGGGAAACCCGTAACGAACATGCCGATGTGGAGGACGCCAGACGCCGCAGCTGGAGGGAGCAATTTACCAGGGATAAAGAAAGCACTGGACGAGGGACATCTGAAAAGACCGAGTGGTCAACAAATTCAGATACGACTACAGGATCAAGTGAAGGAACCACGACTATGGCCAACTCCGAGAGCATCGGCGGCAATGAACGAGAACTTGAACACAGTAAAAAAGAGAGTGGACAGGAGAGGTTTTCTGGGAGCGAAACTAGAGGAGAAAATATCAATGTGGCCAACTCCGAGAGCATCGGACCCAGGAAGCAGACCGAACAAGAAGGGCGGCAAAATACTGAGGGAAGAAGCGAAGAAGAGTCAACCCGAAATTGGTGGGACATTGAACCCGACGTGGGTAGAGTGGCTGATGGGGTACCCGACAGGACACACCGACTTAAATCGTTAGGTAATGCTGTCGTACCACAGATACCTTATTACATTGCAAAATCAATTTTGGAGGTCATAGATGCATAGAAAAATAGTTATAGGTCCTCCTGGCACAGGTAAGACAACTTTTTTAAAAACTAAAGTAGAAGATTTAATTAAGTCAGGAACATGTGCACCAAATGAAATTGGGTATTTTAGTTTTACTGTTAGAGCTGCTGAAGAAATTCGAGACAGAGTTATGGATGGAGATAATTTAAGTAAAGAACAAATGAAAATTATGTTTCCTTATTTTTCTACACTACATAGTTTAGCGTATAAACGATTACAGTTACAACAATCGCAGATTATGGATCAACATGATTATGAAGAACTTTCACGGATCACGGGACAGGAATATATTAATAAAATGAAAAAAGGTAATGGCGTTGATATATCTATGCCAACGGCAAAGAGTGAATATCAAGACATGATTAATTTAGCGTATGCTAAGTATCCTAATGATGAAGATCGTTTGTATAAAGTTTTTCGTGACACGACGTTAAACAACTACGGCGCACGGAACATGATTGAACAAATGGATTTAGATTTAAAAAAGTTTAAAGAAGATAGAAATAAATTTGAATACGTTGATTATTTTGTTCAGTTTTTAAAAAAACGTAATGCACCTAAATTAAAATATTTATTTGTAGATGAAGCTCAAGATTTATCAGCACAGCAGTGGCAAGTTATTGACATGTTGCAGGAAGAATCAGGAGCATTAGAAACATGGGTAGCTGGTGACGATGATCAAGCTATATTTCGATGGGCTGGTGCAGACATTGAACACTTTATAAAAATGGCTAAAAGTGAAGAGAACGAAATCATACCTTTGACACAATCATATAGAATTCCTATTAGTGTACACAGTCTTGCCACAAAATTAGCACAGTCAATATCCCAACGAATTCCAAAAGAATATAAGCCTCGTGAAGAAGAAGGCGAAAGAAAAGTGTTAAATATCAGACCTTTAAACAAAGGATTACAGAAAGGAAACTGGTTAATACTTTGTAGAACTCACGAAATTGTAAAGCAAGTTTGTGAATCTTTAGAAACATATGGATGGTTATATAAACGTTATGGTGACTCTGTTATTAATTTTAAATACATTGAAGCAATTCGTGGTTGGACTAAACTTCAAAGAGAAGAAAAAATTTCAGGTGTAGATTGTGATTTAATTTATAATTACATGGACAGCACTAGAATAAAAAGAAATTATGGTGTGTTTAAAGGGCAACACGAAGGTCAATATGATTTAAATTTGCTTATAAGTGAATATGGGTTAAGAGAAACTATTAAAGAAGTAAGTGTGAAAGGTATGGCTTGGTATGATATGCTAAACGCAAGAGGATTTAAAAAAAGAATTTCTTATTTGCGTTCAATTATGCGTTCAGGAAATAAATTAGATGCTGTTCCAAGAATAGAAGTATCAACAATTCATGCTAGTAAAGGAGGAGAAAGAGATAACGTAATGTTATTAACGGATTTATCTTTTGGTCCTTATAAATCTTCCATAGAAACGCAACAAGGTAAAGACGACGAAGCAAGAGTATTTTATGTTGGTGCTACAAGAGCAAAAAAAGAATTACACATTATTCATCGCACCGAAGGTCAATATGAATATGAACCTATTTTTTATTATGAAAGAGAGAGTGCATGATTTCTCAAGACTTATTAGATGAAGCAAAGAAATTAATTGGTGGTGATAGACAAACGGACTACGGTGACAAACTCACGAACCACGAAAACATTGCGAACTTCTGGTCTATATTTTTAAAGACTAAAGT